TTAGGGCTTTTTTTTGGTTAAAGAAAGGATAAATAATTAGTAAATAGGAGATAACAACATGTCAATTTCATCTTTAACAAGAATGACAACACCCCTAGCAAGTGATCAGTCATCAGTAAGCCAAGGCTTATTAATGCCTAAGCTGAAATATAGATTTAGGGTTGTATTTGAAAACTTTGGTGTATCAACACCACGTACAGAATTAACCAAGCAGGTTAAAACATTTACACGTCCGAGTCAGACGTATACAAACATTGATGTTCATGTATATAACTCAAAAATTAACCTTGCTGGTAAGCCAGAGTGGGGAAATATTAGTTGTGTACTTCGTGATGATGCCACTGGAGCAGTTGCCAAATTAGTTGGTGAGCAAATTCAGAAACAAATGGATTTCATGGAACAAGCAAGTGCCGCATCTGGTATTGATTACAAATTCACCACACGTTTAGAAATGTTAGATGGTGGTAACGGTGCTCATGAACCTACAGTTCTTGAAACTTGGGAATTATATGGGTGTTATGTTCAGGAAGTTAATTACGGTGATTTAGACTATAGTGCTTCTGACGTAGTTGAAATATCATTAACACTTATGATTGATAACGCTTTACAAACACCATTAGGTTATGGCATTGGTACAGATGTAGGACGCTCATTGGGTGACCTTACTACAGGTTAACATCTATTAGTTGTAATACGGCTTCTGTCGTATTACACTATTCTTTTTAATTCAAACCACCATGATATTTTTTTATAAATACTACAAAAGGAAACTATTATGGGTTTTGATTTAAGTCAATTTTTAGGCCAAGTCAAGGACGGTGCTGTCGGCACTGACTATGTAAAAGATTATAAGCACGCATCTAAATTATTTAGGTCCGATTCGTTTGCGTATTCGCCGAATTTAAAGTTCTTATTTCACGTTTATTTTACATTAAATGTTCCGGGCACAAACACTGATAAGGGTATGGTGGGGGCTTTAGTAAAGTCCATACAGTTACCTTCATTTAACGTAGATACACAAAAGAATGATCAATATAACAGAAAGCGATTAGTTCACGGAAAAATAGAATATTTGCCTGTAAATGTTACATTGCACGATGATAGTAGTGATACTGTTCGGTCAATGTGGTATAATTATTATAGTTATTATTTTGATGATGCCTCTTATACATATGAGGGAGCTGATTCAAATGCAATAGTAAATTCAAAAGGTGAATATAATTCCAGGAATTTATATTCCTATCGTGCTAACAAAGATTGGGGTTTAAATGTTAAGAGCCCTGTTGGCGTAGTAAAACCAGCCTTTTTCAAAGATATAAAAATATATGGTTTTAGTCGCGGTAACTATGTATTATATACATTAATCAATCCAGTAATAACCCAATTCCAACATGACACCTATGATTATGCGGCCACTGGTGATACCATGGAACATAAGATGACATTAGAGTATGAAGCTGTTAAATATGCCAAAGGCAGAATTAGTGATTTAGATAGTGAAAGCAGTGTACCAGGATTTGGTGATCCAACACGCTATGATGCAAGTCGTAGTCCACTAAGCAAACCAGGATCTACTGCCAGTATATTCGGACAAGCTGGAGCAATTGATAGTGGATTATCTATAATGGATGATTTGGCTGACGGTAATTTTGTTGGCGCATTATTAACTGGAGCAAGAACCCATAATACGTTCAAAGGAAAAGATTTCGGTAACATATTAAAAGATGAGATTAAGAACGAGGCATTGGAACAAACAAGATCAGTTGTTGGTGCAGTTGCTACTGGCAAGGCAACAATTTTCCCCAAACGGCCTATAGACATTATATCTGGATCTCCAATTGCTGGAACTCTGAATAAAGCTGTACAGCAAGTTGGTAGCATTTTTACAGGAGATGAATAATGGCAACAAACACTGTTAATTATATAGAGCATACAGATCTTAAAAATATAACAATCATAGATGAATTTAATAAATTTGAATATAAAGTAGACGGTGCAGAGTATGATGTTGTTTCTACTTTTTTCAAAAAAATGATAGCAAACAGTTCGTTAGCAAGTAGCTTCACTACAGCAATATACCAAGTAGCAGTTTACACAAACACCTCTGTAATTGATCTGGTCCGTAGTTTAGATGGTCAAACGGAATTGGAATTATCAATATCAATGGCATATTATCTAAACAATATCAGATCTAACTCTGCGCTATTAGGAATTCAAAATCAACTAAAGCCAAATTATTATGCGTTTAGAATGGTTAGGCTGTAATGGGAAGATTCCAGCAAGGTATATTCAAACCCCGTAACCCTCACAAATATGTAGGATCAACACCAATACGATTGCGCAGTTCGTGGGAGTTCACCTTTGCTAATTTTTTAGACACTAATATCAATATAGTAGAATGGGCAAGTGAATCTGTTAAAATCCCATACCGCCATCCAATTACAGGCAAGCAAACAATCTATGTACCAGATTTTTTAATTCGCTATAGAGATAAACGCAATACAGTGATAACTGAGTTAATTGAAGTTAAGCCATATAATCAATCTATAGTTGAAGGTAAAATGAATGCAAAACAACGGATGACTGTAGCCATTAACCATGCCAAGTGGGCATCAGCTCGCACCTGGTGCAAGAGACAGAAAATATCATTTAGAATTATAACTGAACGAGAGCTGTACAACCAAGGTAAGCGTAAATAATAGCAGATAAATAATACAAATGACAAATATTCATAAATATCAGTATGCAGAACTCAAATTTAGAAAATCTATTCAATTTACCAACAGAAAGTGACAGTGCAGATGAATTGTCTGCTCAGGAAATACTCAAAACAGAACCTGAGGAAGAAATAACCCCATCTACTATAACAAATTTAGAAAAGATTGACAGAGCATTACCCAAAGTAAAAGGGTTAGAAGCATCTGACCTTGAGATGGATGAGTTAGCCTCGTTAGCAATTCAGAGTTATAAAGATTTGATGGATTTTGGCATGAGCGCGGATCCAAGATTCGCTACTGACATATTCGGATCAGCGGGTCAATTCCTCGGTCACGCAATTACATCAAAGACTGCGAAAATGAATAAAAAATTAAAAATGATTGATTTACAGCTAAAGAAAGCAAAGTTGGATCTTGATAATGATGGTCCGGAATTAGAAACAGCAGACGGAATGATATTAGATCGCAACCAGCTATTAGACAGAGCTCGTGAACTGGCCAAAATAGAAGAAAATAAATAAATACAATAAACAAATTCTTAGGAACATAAATGAAAACATTAAACGAATATTTGATTGAAACAGAACACACATACAAGTACAAGGTTAAGATAGCAGGCGATCTTAATAAAGAAGTATATAACAGCTTCAAGTTAGCATTGGAAAAATTCCAAGTAGTTGCTTCCACTAAGCCAAAACGCACGCCAATTGAAAAAGATCCTGTTGGGTTTCCTGGTTTAGTAAATCAAGAAGTCAACATATTTGATATTGAATTACGATACCCAGCAAGTACTGGGCAAGTGCAAGAAATGGCAAGAACTGTAGGCATTGAGCCAAATACTATTATTGTGTTAGATTCAAACTTTAACGATAGCTATAAGACTGATTTAGAAGGGATCGAGCCAGACAGTGTCAAACTTGAAACGGAATTCCCGGAACCATCAAAAGAGCAAAAGCAAGCATCAAAAGATTATGCTGACAGCTACAAAGACATTGCCAAAGAACTTGGCAACGCAAATACGGCAAAATTCGAAATAGCTGGTAAAGATGCCGCAAAGCCTGCCACTATTGATACAAGCCTTGGAAAAGAGAGTCCACTTTCTAAAGTCAAGCGTCCAAATATTAAGGATTTAATAAAATGAACAACATGCATGATATTTTAACAAAATTTATCGAGTCAGATAAAAAATCTACACTTACTGAAGATAAGTCTGTGATGTCCAAAGGTAATACTATTGAGGTAACTGACGATGAGACCTCTGAAGTAACTTCTTATGATAAAGCAACATGGGATGAGATGAATGAAGGTAGTGAAGAAGTTATTGATGATTATGACAACGGCGGATGGGATGGCAGTACAGTTGATGAATCTGCAGAAGACGGCGAAATTTATGCAACTGATGATGGAATAGCAGATTTCGATTTAGGTGAATTCTCTATAGACGGTGATGATGATATTTACAGTGATGACATTGGAATGGATTTTGATATGGAAGAGAGTGTTGATACTACAGGATTTGAAGATGAATACGTAGCTGATGTTGACATTGATAACCCAGATGAGTTCAGCTTAGATGACTTCTCTGTGGACAATGATGATGACATCTATGGTGATGACATTGGAATGGATTTTAGTTTTGATGAGTCCATCGATGACAGCGTTGATGATCCAGATGCGGACTATACTGAATTTGATGCTGATAATGAAGATCACAGAAAACGTTTACAAGCAGGCACACCTGTAATACTCGATGGCAGTCTATTCCCAGAAGGCGAAGAAAACTTTACTGGTATATTCCATACTCGTAGTCCAAGCGGCCATTATGGTACAGTAGTTCGCAACAGTGATGATGCAGAAGTTAACGTTCATTTAAGTGATATCAAATATGCTGATATAACAAACAATTCTATTTACGAAAACTTTGAACAGCAGTTTAATGAACTAATGGAAGATGTTACGGTAACACGTACAGCAAATTCTGAAAATCCAGAGTTAGATACGATTACAATTACGGGTACAGAAGGTGATACTCAGCAATTAGCTGACTTAATGAAATTAACTGGTTTACAAAATACAGAACAGTCAGTTTATACAGACGTTCCTGATGAAGTATTACCGGCAACACAACAAGAACCCAGTATGTGTGATATGCTTGGCACAGTAGATGGCGCATCTGAAGAAATTGAAGAATACGCAAATGATCCAATGGAATTAATTGCTGATGTAGATAACGTAACACACGCAGAACACGTTACAGGTAATGACTTACATAAGAGTAAAAGATCCTATAGTGACAAACCATACCGCGGTGATAACCCAATGGCAGTTGCTGAAGATGAAGAAGCGAATAGTAAAATGGATCGCTTGCGTAAACCATGGAGCATGCCACCGTTTAAATCAAAAGGATCAAAAGGAATATCAAAGGATAAATCGGGT